CCCGGAATGACAACCGCCGAAGTAATCTTGCGTGAGGGTGCAGCCGTGAAACAGCTTGAACCAAAAGCACCCGTAAAAACCGACCTGCAAGGCGTTATCGGTTGCGTGGTTGAGTACCTAACAAAGCGAATCAATGTTGGTCAGTTCGCCCAAAAGGATTGCCACATTCTTATAGACCGCGACAACGTGGAAATCACCTTGATAACCAACGAAGCGGACGAATACATACGCGGAAAGATTGTCGGCAAATTGAGTTACAACCCGAAGTTCATTGAGTTTGGAATCAACCGCAACAAGGTGTGGACACCGACCGAACTTGGTTTGTTTATCAAGATGAACCGTGCATTCTTTGCAGACCGCCAAACCAATATGGCGTTGGTTTCAACACTGATGAACTTTACCGCCACCGTGAACAACAAGATTGAACGTGCAGTTGCCGAAAATGGCAATCGTACCGACAATTTTGCCCAAGTGGTCAATTCCAACTTGCCGGATTCGTTCACCATTCAAATGCCGATTTTCAAGGGAATGCCCGCCGAAACAATCGAGGTCGAAACCTTTGCACAGGTGAACGGACGTGAAGTTGCATTCGTGCTTCTTTCACCGGGCGCACAAGCAACGCTTGAAGATTTACGCGACAAGGTGATTGATGATGAAATTGCAAAAATCAAAGAGATTGCACCTGAAATCGCAATCATTGAAATTTAGTAACAACCGCCCCGGCTTGACCTTGTGCCGGGTCGGGGCTTAATAATCGCAACAATGAATGAAGTAAAAAACAAGTTGGATTCCCTTGTGGAGCAATACAACACGCCGGGTTTCATCAACAACGACCCGGTGCAATTTCCACGGCAATACATCAAATTGCAAGACATTGAGGTTGCCGCGTTCCTTGCTTCAACAATCGCTTGGGGCAATCGGAAGCAGATTTTAACCGGGTGCAAGCGTATGTTGCACGACATAATGAAAAACCGTCCCTTTGACTTCGTAATGAACGATGATTGGAAAAGCATTGACCCAGCACAAAATATTCACCGCACGTTCTTTGGACGTGATTTGGCGTATATGTGCAAGGGGTTGAAATTCGCGTACATTATAAGTGGCAGTTGGGATTCATTAGAGGGATTTTTTGTTGAATCCGGCGACGTGTGGCAAGGCTTCAATGTTATTCGCGACCTTTTCGCCGATGCAAACGACGGCATTTATTCACGGCACTTTTCAAACCCCAACGGCAATAGGCATAAAGGCGGTTCAGCTTGCAAACGCTTGAATCTTATGTTGCGTTGGTTGTGCCGGCAAGACGACATTGTTGATTTAGGCGTGTGGCACGATTTAAAGCCCAGACAACTAATGATACCACTTGATACGCACGTTGCCCGTATGGGGCGCGAAATGGGCTTGATTGAACGCAAAAGCAACGACCGCATTACGGTTGAGGAATTGACCGACAAATTGCGTGATTTCGATATTAACGACCCTTGCAAGTACGACTTTGCATTGTTCGGGCTTGGTGAATCCCAAAAGTACAAATGAAATGAAAGAGGTTTTCTATTTTCAACACGATTATAACGCCCGTAACGACCCCAAATTACAGGACGTACTAATTGAACACGGCGTTGGCGGAATTGGTGTCTTTTGGTGCATAATTGAACAGATGTACGAACAAGATGGCTTCTTGCCCTTGAAGTCGTGCAAAAGCATTGCATTTGCATTGCATATTGATTGCAATTTGGTGGAAAGTGTGGTTCTTGACTTCGGATTGTTCCAAAACGACGGCACAAACTTTTGGTCAAATTCGGTAAAATCACGCCTTGACAAAAGAAAGGAAGTCAAAGAAGCCCGAAAAAATGCCGCGTTAAAGCGTTGGGAATCAATACGCAAAATGCAAATGCAAAGCAAAGGTGATGCAAATGCAATACAAGATATATCCAAAGAAAAGGAAAGGAAAGGAAAAGAAAGTAAAGTAAATAATACTATATCTAACGATATAGAGATGGAAAAAGCAAAAAGCGCAAAGCGTTTTCGCTCCCCTACTCTGCAAGAAGTTCAAAATTATATTTCCGAAAAAGGATATTCGATTGACGCGGAAGCATTCATTGCCTTTTATGAAAGCAAGGGTTGGATGGTCGGCAAAAACAAGATGAAAGATTGGCGCATGGCAATCGTTACTTGGTCGAAACGAGATAATGAACGCCGCCCGGCAAGAAAAAGTGTAACTAAAAATTGCAATGACGAATGGACATAAAAAAGACAATTACGGGGCAAGACGGCAAGGAAAAGACCGTGAAAGTTCAAATGCCAAGTATTCAACAAATCTTGAATGCTATTGACCAGCGCGGAATGTTTGCCGGAATCACTCGTTATCAATACTTGCATTATGATGTTGCGGAAGCCTTGAAAATCGTTGAAGCAATCGGCAAAAGCAGAAATCCAAAGTTTGTGATTGATGATGAAAACCGCTTCACTTATGAAAATTTCATCAAGTGGTGTCATTGCGACCCGACGATGAAAGCTATTAACCCGGAAACGGGGGCAGTCGTTGATGGTCGGTTGAAACGCGGGATTTACATTGCCGGAAACACCGGGTCAGGCAAATCATGGTGTCTTGAAATTATGCTTGCTTATTGCACCGCATGGGGGTTCCGCATTAAGTTCCGAGACGATACGACACACCGCCCCTTGTTTTGGAGAATCACCCGCGCCGATGCGATTTGTGATTGCTTTACCGAAACCGGGTCAATTCAAGCATACAAGCAACAACCGATGTTGGGGATTCAAGATTTCGGCAACGAGCCGGAAGAATCGCTTTACATGGGCAACCGCGTTGATGTTATCCGGCAGCTTGTCGAATACAGGGGCGACCAAATGGAAGAATTAACCCTTATCACCTCAAATCTTAAAATCAAGGGGAATAATGAAATCTTGTTGTCCCGATACGGCGACCGCGTGAAAAGCCGTCTTATCGAAATGTGCAATTATTTTGAGATTAAGGGCAAAGACCGCCGAAAATTATAATAAATCATACATAACAATGGAATTAAAAAATTTAATATTCACAACGGAACAAGGCAACACCGCGACCGATTCGATGCGCGTTGCTTTGTACACAGGGCGGCAACACAAGAACATTCGTAAATCGGTAATGCGCCTTATCAAGCAAGGCTTCAAATCTTGTTTCTATGAAATCAAGGATGGCACACGCTTGTTGTTCGTGATGAATCGAAAGGGCTTTGAATTGGTAACAAAGACGTTGCCGGGCATTGAAGAATTGCGCGATGCAGCTTTGCGAGCATTCGACAATAACACCTTTGTTCCGGCACACAACGAGAAAGAAACAAAAGTTGCCATTTCTGATACACCCAAGCCGGAAAAGGCTTTGGCGGTTATCAAGCAACCCAACGGGCAATTTATAAATGCACGGACACTTTACGCATTCTTGAATGTCGGACGTGATTTTTCAACGTGGTTTGCCGACAAGGTTAATCGTTACGGCTTTGAAAAGGGCATTGATTTCGATGTGCTAACAGTTATCCCCCAAAAAGGGGAAAAGGTAGGTCGCCCGGCTATCGACTATATTTTGACGCTTGACGTGGCAAAGGAACTTTGCATGGTCGAGGGTAACGAGCGCGGAAGAATCGCCCGGAAATACTTTATCGAGGTTGAAAAGAAGTTTCGGGCAATGGTCGCTTCGACCACCCCGGCGATACCCCAAACTTTCGCGGAAGCCTTGCGCCTTGCAGCTTCACAAGCGGAACAAATCGAGCGGCAACAAAAGCAAATTGAAGCGGAACGACCAAAAGTAAATTTCGCGACCGCCGTTGAAACTTCAAATTGTTCTTGCCTTATCGGCGAACTTGCAAAGATGATGTGCCAAAATGGTATTCCGACCGGGGAAAAACGGCTTTTTCAATGGATGCGCGACAACGGTTATTTGTGCCAATTCGGTGAAAGGTACAATCAACCGACACAAAAGGCAATCGAAATGGGCTTGTTTGAGGTCAAGAAGCAGACGTGGACGAAACCGAGTGGCGAAGTGATGACTTCAACGACCACGAAAGTAACGGGCAAAGGGCAAATCTATTTTATCAACAAATTCTTGTATAAATCACAGAACAACCAACAAATCTATATCAACGAATGAAAGTCTATATTTCCGGCAAGATTTCGGGCTTGCCGATTCAAGAAGCAAAGGAACGGTTCGACAATGCACAAGCGTTGCTTGAATCGTGTGGGCTTGACCCGGTTAATCCGATGTCAAAAGAAATGCCCGAAAATGCAACGTGGGAGCAACACATGGTCAAGGATATTGAATTGTTGCTTCGTTGTGATGCAATCTACCTGATGGATAATTGGGCGGATTCACGCGGCGCGCAAATCGAATATGACATTGCCAACCGTATGAAGTTGGAATTTATTTTTGAATCCGACTATATTTATCGCAATAAGGAAGTTTTTAAGATTCAAAGCGCGATTCACGAAGTTATGGGGATTCGCCTTTGTGAGTACAACACCAAATCACGCAATCGGGACTTCGTGTTTGCACGAATGATTTTTGTGTACCAATGTCGCCGAAAGAAAATGAAATTGACACAAATTGCAAAATACGTTCATCGCGACCATTCTTCAATGCTTCACTTGTTGAACAAATACAATGATGAAGTAAGGTACAACCCCCAATTCCGTAATATGGCGGCAAGGGTTGATAATATATTAAATAAAACAACCAAATAAATATGAAACACAAGTTCGATTATCATTGGACATTGAAAGATGCGAACTTCACAAAGGATAAAGGCACGGTGTTTTCGTGTTTTGCTTGTGGGGGGGCAGTTCAATGGGTTACAAACTTGCCGGGTTTGATGTTATCGGCTGCAACGAGATAGACCACCGTATGATGTATGCTTATTGCCAAAATCACAATCCGCGCTTTCCTTTCCTTGAACCGATACAAACATTTAAGGAAAAACAGGACTTGCCGCCTGAATTGTTCAATCTTGACATTTTGGACGGGTCGCCCCCTTGTTCGACATTCTCAATGGCAGGAAGCCGCGAGAATGCGTGGGGAAAGATGAAACACTTTCGCGAGGGACAAGCCGAACAAGTCCTTGACACGTTGTTTTTCGACTTTATCGACCTTGCAAAGAGATTGCAACCGAAAGTCGTTGTTGCCGAAAACGTGAAAGGCTTGTTGCTTGGTGAAGCGAAAGACTATGTGCGACGGATTGTTGAAGCATTCGAGGAAGCCGGGTATTATTGCCAATTTTGGCTTCTTGATGCGCAAAAAATGGGCGTTCCCCAACGCCGTGAACGTGTGTTCTTTGTGTGCTTGCGGAAAGACCTTGCACAACCGTTCCTTGTCGCAAAAAGTCTTTTTGAAGAAGTGCCAAGAATCAACATGGAGTTTAACGAACCCCCGATTTTATTTGGTGAAGTTGCCGACTTCAAGGGGCGTGAAGCGAAATCAAAGGTTATCCGC